GGAAGGAGATGAAATAGAGCTTAATGTTATAACAATGAGCGATAAACCAGTTAAAAAGCCCCAGAATGTTATAACATCAGAGGTTAAGAATAAGAGTAATGTTATAACATCAAAGCGGGGCAAGATGACATTTAATATAAAGAAAGGAATATGGGAGTAAGCAACTATGAACGCAAGGTTGAACTATTAGCAGAGATAGATGAACTAATAGGCTACAAGCGTAGATACAAGGCAGAGCATAGCTTAGAGTCATTCATTGACATATACCTGCCACATCTATCAGTTAACAAGAGGCCACCGTTTCATAGAGAGATACTGGGCAAGATACAAAGGATAGGAATGACTAATAATAAGGATAATAAGGAGGAGAACACAGAGTTATCCACAGATGGCTCAACAGACAGCTGTTTATCTACAGGTTATCTACAAGGAGAGAGGGGGCATAGACCCAAGGGGGTATACCCTGTTAAGGATTCTTTAATTCAACCTGTCAGTTTTTCTCCAAAAAAAACAAATCCACTTCCTAATTTTTTTGAAAAAAGTTTTACAAAACAGCTTTTTATAGCTCCACGTGGATTTGCCAAATCTACGCTATGTTCAAGGTTCTTTCCCTTATGGCTGGCTTGTTATGGAAAAAAGATTGATATTCTTCTTATAAGCGCTACTGCCAGTATTGCTAAAGAGAACCTGCGGATTATACGCAATGAACTGGAGGGCAATGATAAGTTGATTAGGGATTTTGGAGATTTAAGAAGCGAGAAGTGGACTGAAGAGGAACTAAGGCTGAATAACAGAGTTATTATACGAGCTAAGGGACAGGGGTTTCAGATACGAGGATTCAGGCCTGATGTTATAGTATGTGATGACTTGGAAGATGAGAGTGTTATTTATTCCAAAGAGCAGCGGGATAAGCTGGAAGTGTGGTTTTTCAGAACTCTGTTGCCTACGTTAAAGCCAGACCAGCATTTAGTCTATATCGGGACTAAACTGCATCAGTTTGCTCTTATAGCTAAATTACAGGAAAAAGAGGAGTTTCAGGCTCATTTATATAAAGCTCTGGTTAATGGCAAGTCCATATGGGAAGACGCGTGGCCAGTAGAGGAACTGTTAAAGCGTAAAAAGGAGTCCCTGTATGCGTTTGAAGCGGAGTATCAGAACAACCCTATTTCGCTGGAAGAACAACCAGTTAAGATTCATCATCTGGAAGGAGTGAAGGCTAAAGGTCAAATCGTGGAATCCTGTATGTCAATAGACCCTGCTATATCGGAAAAAGACTCATCTGACTTCAGGGCTATACAGATAATGGGTAAGACCACAGAAGGCGAGTTCAGGGAATTGCTGACTATTAAGGGCAAATGGGGATTAGACGAGATGATTGATAAGATTATTTCCGTTTACCAAAACAACGTTAAGCAATACAACATTTTGCGGATTCTGATAGAGGAGGTGGCCTTTCAAAAGGTGGTCAGAACTGTTCTTATAAAGAAATCCCGTGATTTAGGGCTCTATTTGCCCATAAGCACGGCAGAACTGGGAGTAGGAACCAACAAACGCCCTAAAGACAAGTTCCAGCGTCTAATGCAGATAGTCCATTTATTTGAGAATAGGGTGGTAGAGATACGCAACACCGAGTTATTTCAGGAATTACTGGCATTTCCGTTCGGTGATTATGATGATATGGTAGACGTAACGGTGTACAACTTGTACTGGTTGATAAACAACCGACCTGGACGCTATATGGTTAAACAGGAGGAGCAAGGATTGCCGATTAAGACAACCGACTCATTTTACATAGAAGAACCCCGTCCTGGAGTATTTGTAGCTCGGTTCGGGGATAAACCTAAATTAGAAATACGAAGCAGTTTTATAAATTATGATAAGTAAAGCGCAAATACATAAATTTAAGCGTAAAAGAGAGATTTATGAAATTAGAGCCAGAGATGCGGAAAGAAATGAGGAGGAAGAAGACGCAAATTACTGGAAAAGACGTTTAAAGGCAGTAGACCTAAAGGAAAGAGACGCTTGGAGAGAGGATTTGATACAGCCGTCAAGCAATAAGTTTAAAACACATTATCCCACCCAGCATCTTGAAATGGAAAAAGGGGCTATGGAGCGGGAATTACAAATTAAAAAAGATAAGCAGTCCCGTGAGGAGTATTGGAAACGCTATAAAAACACAACTCATCACGATGCGGCTAAAAAAGTATGCCAGATGTAAACCCAGAATTAAACGATGAACTTAATAAGGAGCAATTTGACATAGGAATGTCAGATGAGAAGTTATTAGCCCAAATTAAGGAATGGGAAACTGAATCTGATTCCGCGTATTCTGATTTAAAAACAATCTGGGAACAGAATATGGATTATTATAAGGGATTTCAGACAGGAGTTAAGATGATTAGAGGCAAACAGTCCAGAGCAGTGGAGAACCGCATATTTATGGCTACGGAAACAATGATTCCTATTGCCACTTCCCGTTTACCAGACATAGAAGTGCGTTCTGGAGACGAAGACGAACAGTCGCAGATGAACGCTAATGAACTTCAGGATATACTTGGTTATCATATGGAGCGGTTGAGGATTCAGGAACTTGCGGAACAATTCCTGAGATTTATGATTATTTACAGATACGGGGTATTTAAGATTGACTGGGATAAAGAGCAGGACGATGTTAGTCTGTTGGTAAGAAACCCAAAAAGGATAAGAGTTCCTAAGTTCGGAGGTAGTGTAGACAGATTAGCATTTGTATTAGAGGAATTAGAATTGGGTTATAATCAGATTAAAGAACAGTTCGGTGAGAGTATAGCCAAAAAAGTATTAGAGGCAAATCCTGCCAAAACAGAAGAACAGGTGCGTCAAAAGACATTTAGCATATTAGAAGTATGGACAAACGAGTTCGTGGCTTGGAAGTCAGGCGATGTTATACTTGACAAAAAGCAGAACCCGTTTTTTGATTTTGATAACAGAAAAGCAAACTTCTTTGACAAACCCAAGAAACCTTACATAATAAAATCCCTGTTCACGACAGACGAAACTCTTATTGGCGACACTGATTATATCCAGCAGATGATTTCAATACAGGACAACATAAATACCAGAAAGCGTCAAATAGAGGACATCATAGCCAAAGTAGCCAACCCGCCTTTATTGATAGACAGCGATGTTATGGCGGAAGAACAAGCGGCTAACATTACTAACGAAGCAGGTTTGATACTATACGGGAAACAGGCGGCAGATGGAACTAAAGTCAGATTTGAACAACCAGGTCAAGTCCCCAATTATATGTTCTTGGATTTAGAAGCGTCAAGAACCCAATTTGACAATATCTGGGGTATTCATTCTACTACCAGAGGAGAACGAGAGGGACGAGAGACTTTGGGAGGACGCCAGTTATTAAAAGCGGCTGACTTGGGAAGAATTGATTTGATAGCCCGCCAGCTAGAAAGGGCTTTAGATGAAATAGCGGAATGGTTTACCCAACTTGTCAAGTTGTTTTACACAGAACAAAAGAGTTTCTCAATAGCGGGAGAAGACGGCACTATATTTATAAAGGACTTTACTGGAAACAAAATCGGGGCTAACACCAAATTAAGAGTTATTGCTGGTTCTACACTTCCTAAAGATGAAATTACCCAGCGACAGGAAGCAATAGACCTCTGGCAGTTAAAAGCCCTTGGAGTCAGGACTTTGTATAAGAGATTAAGAATGCCAAATACCCAAGCGGCTATTGATGACTTTATAGAAACCCAATCAGGTAAAATAATGCAACAAGGCGCTGGAGGAGCGCCTACTGGAGCAATGGGTGGAATGCCGCCAACGGCAGCGCCTCCAGTTCAACCACAAATATAATATGGCTAAAAAAAAGAAACCAAAGGCAGGCACTCCCGAAGGTTATCGTGCAGGATTAGGGGGACAGAAAATAAGGTCAAAAGGAAGGGGACTTGGTCTTGGAAGAGGAAGAGGAAAAGGGCCATTAGGAAGAATGGCTTCTAAAGCGAGAAGATAACATGCCATTTAAATCGCACAGGCAATTTAAGTTTTTAATGGCTAGGCATCCAGATATAGCCAAGCGTTGGATTAGAGAAGGACATAAACCCCTAAAGAAACCAAAAGGTTATAAGCCTGGTCCAAAATTATCAAAGATGGCCAAGAAGGCCAGAAAAAGGTCGTAAATAAATAAGTTAATCGTGGTCATTCCACGTAAAAAAATGTAAAACTTATGGAAGAAGATGTAAATACAGAAGAGGTTGAAGAGACCTCAACTGAAGAGGAAGCATCTGCCTCTGAGAAAACTGTTCCTTATGACCGCTTCAAAGAAATAAATGAACAGAAGAAAGCGGCGGAACAGGAGCGTGATTCTCTAAAGCAGAAAACCGAAACTCTCACTCCTGAACAACAAAAGGAGAAACAGGCAAAGGATTATCTTAGAGGACTTACGAAAGAAGTTCTTGCAGAAGAAAAGAAAGCTGCTAAAGATGCGGAAACGCAGGAACAGAAGAAGTTTGAAGAAGAAGTATCTGATATACTGATCGTGAACACTGAAGTGAATAAAGAAGAGTTCTTAAAGTTTATAGAGGATAATTCCGATAAATACGGCATTACTTCTGTAAAAGGAGCTATGTCTTTATACAAGGATTTAGGCAAAGTAAAATCAGAAACCGCAGAAGAAACCAAAGAAAGACTCGCCAAAAAACCTAATCTCCCAAAAGGAGAAGGACTCAAAGCGGAAACACCTCCAGATGATTCTAATAAGACATACGAACAAATTACTGAAGAAGCTGTTTTAGAGGCTGAAAAAGGTCGCAAATAATTAAATAGAACAAAGATATGCCCGCAGTTTCAAAATTCGTAACAACTACGACTCAATCGAGATTGCTTCCGAAAGCTGTTGACCAACTCTTAGACGGAAATGTTCTTTCAATGAGGTTGTTGAGAAATGCCACTACTTGGAGAGGAGGAACCAAAATTGATATTGCTGTAAATCTATCTGATATTACAGCAGTTGGTTCTTACTTCGGGTTTGACCCGCTATCAACAACTCAAGAGAATATCCGTGAGAGAGCCAGTTTCAACCCAAGTCAGTACTACGTAGCAATTCCTGTTTCTGGAATACAGAAAGCTATCAATCAGGGCGAACCAGCGGTTATAAATATGATTGCTGAGGAAATCAAATGGAGAACAGAAAGATTAAGAGATGAGATGGGAACAGATGTCTATGGCGACGGCACAGCAAACAACTCCAAAGTACTTACTGGTTTAAAGGCAATAGTAGACGATGGCGGTGCTGTTACTACTTACGGCAACATTTCCAGAAGTACGTTTGCCAACTGGCAAGCAACTGACACAGCTCAGTCAGGTTCTTTGTCATTAGCCGATTTGGCTTCTGATTTTGACGCAGCCCAGAGAGGAGACAATGTTCCAACAATAATGGTAACTACCCCAGCGGTATTTACTCTTTATGAAGCATTGTTGACTCCTACTGTTTCACATCAATTCTCAATGAATGACTTCAGAATGACAG